GTCGCGGAAGAAGCCTTCACCGAGGGTGTCGTTGAACCAACCGCGGGCCAAGTCGCGGCGACTCAGGGTGCGGGGAACACCGTTTCCACTTCTGACATCCGCGGAGACTTGAACACGGCTATCGTTGGGGGTCTTTTGGGCGGCAGCATTGCGGCAGTGCCCGGAGCACTTTCCACTGGAAATGCCGTCGCTGCTCCGACCGGGGGCGTTACCGTCGCTCCGACCGGGGGCCTATCGACGCTTGCTCCTGCAACCTCGGTTAATACGACAGTGGCTCCAAATACTGGCGGGATTACGAACGTAACGCCCACTACTCCTGTCAGCCCGAACACCGGTGGCATCACAAATGCCATCGTCACTACCCCTGCGCAGCCAGTCATCACCACCACTCCGACGAGTCAGACGGCCGCCCCCACTCCTATGGAGCAGTTCCTCGCTACTCTGCCGACGAGCCAGACGGTTGCCACCACTCCTGCGCAGCCGGTCATCACCACCACTCCGACGAGCCAGACGGTTGCCACCACCCCTGCGCAGCCGGTCAGCACTTCGACGTCTACTCAAACCACTCCTTCGGTTTCCTTCCAGCCCACCACAACTGCGACGACTGAAGCTGCGGCCAACACGACGACCGAGGCCGCCACAAACATTGGGACGCAGGCGCTGACAAATACCCCGACACAGGCCGCAACTCAAACGGCAACGCAGGCCGCGACAAACCCTGTAACGGAAACAATGACCAATGCGCTAACCAACGCTTTGGCCACGGCACTTGCTGACCCCAACGTAGGTGCTGGAGACGAGGTGACTGTTACCCCGACCAAGCCGACCAAGCCGACCAAGCCGACTACCCCCACCAAGCCGACTACCCCCACCAAGCCCGACACTACAACCACCGTCCCAACCGGGCCAAAAAGCTGTCCGCCGGGATTCCAGCTTGTCACGTTTCCGGATGGAACGACCACTTGTGCACCGACCACAGGCGGCGTACAAATGGTCCGTCCAGTTGTCGCGCCATACTACGAGCCTGTTGGGGTGGGCTCTCTCGCCAACTATCGGCCCTACGTCCCGGGAAGCGCCTAACACCACCGAGGTCCAATGAGTCTCGACACACTTCCAGAAGCAGCCCTAAAAGAGCTGCTTCTGCTGACAGAGGCGAAAAAGAGGCTGGACCTGCGCGAGAAGGCGCAGGACAGCTTCATGGCGTTTGCCCACCACGTCTACGAGAACTTCATCGAGGGGCGGCATCACCGGATCATCGCCGAAAAGCTCGAGCGCGTTGCGCGCGGGGAGCTGAAGCGGTTGATCATCAACATGCCGCCTCGTCACTCGAAGTCGGAGTTCGCCTCGTTCCTGATGCCTGCGTGGTTTCTTGGTCGAAACCCAAAGCTCAAGATCATTCAGGCCACGCACAATACCGAGCTCGCTGTTCGCTTCGGCCGCAAGGTCCGAGACCTGATTGCCGACCCCAAGTACAAAGAGATTTTCCCGAAGACAAACCTGAAGGAAGACTCGAAGTCCGCGGGCCGATGGCAGACGGACCAGCTCGGCGAATACTTCGCTGCCGGTGTGGGCGCGGCCGTGACGGGTCGCGGCGCTGACCTCTTCATCATCGACGACCCGCACTCGGAACAGGACGCCTTGTCTGACACGGCGTTCGACCACGCCTACGAATGGTACACCTCTGGTCCTCGCCAGCGTCTGCAGCCGGGCGGCGCGATCATCGTCGTTATGACGCGCTGGGGAAAGCGTGACCTCACGGGCCGCCTGCTTCAAGCGCAGGGCTCGGATATCATGTCGGACCAATGGGAGGTGGTGGAGTTCCCCGCCATCATGCCGTCAGGCGACCCGCTCTGGCCGGAGTTCTGGGAAAAGAACGCACTCCTGTCGATCAAGGCGTCGCTTCCGCTGGCCAAGTGGTCGGCGCAGTGGCAGCAGCAGCCGACGACATCGGACGCGGGGATTATCCGCAAAGAGTGGTGGCGCATGTGGGAAAAAGAAGATGTCCCACGGCTCGACTATATCATTCAGGCCTACGACACCGCCTTCTCCAAGAAGGAGAGCGCCGACTACTCGGCGATCACGACATGGGGTATCTTCAAACCAGAGATCGATGGACCAGACAACATCATCCTGCTCGATGCGCAGCGAGGTCGATGGAGCTTTCCGGAGCTGAAGCAGGTGGCCTTCGAGGAGCACGAGTACTGGCAACCCGACATGGTGCTGGTCGAAGCCAAGGCCACAGGACAGCCGCTCATTGATGAGCTGCGCCTTAAAAACATCCCGGCCCTCGGGTTTTCTCCCGGCGGACGGGGCGGCGGACGGGACAAAGTGAGCCGGATGCACATGGTTGCTCCGCTGTTTGAGGCAGGTATAGTGTGGGCTCCGGAGGACAAAAGCTTCTCTGAGGACGTGATCGAAGAGATCACTTCTTTTCCGAATGGCGATCATGACGACTTTTGTGATAGCATGACGCTGGCGCTAATGCGTTTCCGTCAGGGCGGATTTGTGGCATTAGATGGCGAAGAGGCTGCGGATGATCTGATTCCGCGCAAACGGGAGTACTACTGATGGCTGTTGCACCGCGCATGGCAGGGTCTTTGACCGACAGCGGGTTCATGCAGGGTGGCATGGATGAGAGCCTCCCTGCCATTGAGTTCTCGCTTCCGATGGCGGAGGACTTCTCCGGCGGCGCGATGGTCACACAGAACGCCGACGGCGGCGCGACCGTTCAGGCCATGGCCGAGGCCCTTGCAGCACTTGAAGGCGAGGTGGTGATCGCCCACGACGCCAACTTGGCCGAGTATCTACAAGACAGCTATCTTGGAGAGATCGCCTCAAAGCTGGTGGCGTCCTACGAGGACGACGTCTTGTCCCGCGAGGAGTGGGAGGAGACCTACACAAAGGGCTTGGACTTGCTTGGCCTGAAAACCACGGAGCGGACAGAACCGTTCCAAGGCGCGTCTGGAGTAACGCATCCGCTTATCTCGGAGTCTGTCACCCAGTTCCAAGCGCAGGCCTACAAGGAACTCCTGCCGTCCGGCGGTCCGGTCAAGACATCGATCTTGGGGCTGCAGGACCAAGAGCGCGAGGCGCAGGCCACCCGGGTTCGCGACTTCATGAACTACGAGATCACCGAGGTCATGGAAGAGTATGACCCGGACATGGATCAGTTGCTGTTTTATCTCCCCCTTTCAGGCTCCTGTTTCAAGAAGGTTTACTGGGATGTTGGTCTGCAGCGTGCCGTGGCCAAGTTCGTCCCGGCACAGGACCTCGTCGTTCCCTACGCGGCCTCTGATCTGCAGACCTCGCCCCGCGTGACCCACGTTTTGCGGATGGACAAGAACGACATTCGCAAGATGCAAGTTGCGGGATTTTACCGCGACGTCGACCTCATCGCCTCGTATGACGATCCGGACGCGGTGCGCGAAAAGGTTGACGAGCTGCAGGGCACGTCACGGACGGAAGCCGAGGTTGCCGACACCTACACGCTGCTCGAGATGCACGTGAACCTCGACCTCGAGGGTTTTGAGGACCTCGATCCGACGGGCGAACCCACCGGAATCCAGCTGCCCTATATCGTCACCATTGACAAAGGGTCGAACAAGGTCCTGTCCATCCGCCGGAACTTCGAAGAGGGCACCGATCTGGCCAAGAAGCGCCAGTATTTCGTCCACTACAAGTTCATGCCGGGTCTGGGCTTCTACGGCTTTGGCCTGATCCACATGATCGGCGGTCTGGGCCGCGCTGCGACGTCTATCCTACGCCAGCTCATCGACGCAGGCACCCTGTCGAACCTGCCTGCAGGCTTCAAGGCCCGCGGCATTCGGGTCCGCAACAGCGACGAGCCCCTCAAGCCGGGCGAGTTCAGGGACATCGACGCCCCCGGCGGAGACCTGCGCAACTCGATCATGCCGCTGCCCTACAAAGAGCCGAGCGCTACGCTGGGCCAGCTCTTGGGCAGTCTGGTCGAAGGCGGACGCCGCTTTATTTCGCTGGCCGATGAGAAGACCGGCAACATGAACCAAGAGGCTCCGGTCGGCACGACCGTTGCCCTGCTTGAGCGCGGCATGAAGGTCATGTCGGCGATCCACAAGCGCCTGCACTACGCGCAGCGCCTCGAGTTCCGCATTCTGGCCCGCATCTTTGCCGACAATCTACCGCAGGAATACCCCTACGAGGTTGCCGGGGCACAGCGGACGGTGTTCGCCGCCGACTTCGACAACCGCGTGGACGTCATTCCGG